GCCCCTGTAAAATATCGCCCATCACCGCCGGCTGATGTAAAACTGTAGCCCCATTCGCCCAGAGTTATCGTTCCTGTTGGGCCGCCAGTATTAAAGTAGAGAAGAAGTCTAAATGAATAGTAGTTAGCATCACCTCTTGATCCAACAGGCAGTGTGTTGTCATATGTCTGAACGGCAATGATGTTTGTTACAAGCGCTGATGCTTCTACACGGAGTATCTCATACTGTTCTGGTGTGTAGTTTAAGATGCATTCAGTTGGATTTCCACCTGCGCTGTCGATCGTTACATAAGATGTGCTGTTGGTAACAAACTGTGATGTTCCGTCATAAACTTTGTCTAATATTGCATTGCAGGGCGCACCACCGACGAGCAGTTCTGGACCGAAGTGCTTGATAGTAATCCAGTTGTCTCTTGTGTTTAGTGCATCAATTGCAGCTGATGCAGTGGCTGTATCATCGTAAGGCGCGTTTAGTTCAGCAGCCTTTGGGACATCGCCTTCTTCCCATAAATTTTGACTAACTATTGGCATATATTCTCCTGAAGTGCGTTAAGGTGCTAAGAATAAGATATATATATATCATCTATAGTGATTCCTTGTCCAAAGTGTTGCACTAAATAACTTAAATGGTGTCGATGTAGTTTCTAAACTTGGACTGCCGCCGACGCGCCAGGTATTTATTTTAACACGACAGTCAATCTGAATAGGTTGGCTTCCACAAGGAATAGCAAAAGGTATTTGTGTTGTGTGTCTTCGAGGAAAAATATAGCCAGTTCTGGCAATAAGAACATTATTAACAAATACTGCCCATTCAGACCACCAGTCGTTTCCACGACCCCGAGGACCAAATGTAGCCGGTTCGGTGTCAAGGCTCACATTGAAAACTTGATTTCCGTGTTCCCAATCGATTGTTGCACAGCCTACAAGCATTCCTTCCTTTGCATCGAACTGAAGTGGGAAGATAGCAAATCCGTTGTCTAAATCAACAAGTTTGTTAAAGCCTGCTGACCAAGTGTCCGTATCTAAATCAGTTTCAAAAATAGGCTCCCAAATTAATTTGCCTTGCTCCAGTGTATTAGATCTTCTGCTGAAGTAGTAAGATTGTGAAGGCATCTTAGTGGAATGCTTAGTGACATCGACCGAGGACGGGACCGAGAGCACTGAAGGATTTGCAAGTTTTGTTGCATCTACAGACTCCACAGGCAAGTTGTTACTATCCAGACCGCCATTAAATTGGTCAAGATGTTTATCTAAGTTGCAAGCAATATTGTCATATTTTACTTGGTCAAACTGATGAAGCGGCTTGTCGGTAAAAGTTTTCATTTAATATCCTTAGTAAGGCTGTCCAGCGGTCGATGCTCTCTGATTGAGAGGAGCCTGATCTCTGGTTGCGTAGTTAATTGTAAATCCAAGAATATGGAAAGGCTTACCTTCAGACTGTGATACGCGGAATCTAAAGTTATCTACAAGCTGTGTAACTACATCCCATCTGATAATGACTTTACGACCTGCTTTCAGTGATGACACACCAATTTCGAATGTGCTTTTTGTAACTGAAGTATCAGCAAGTCCAAAGACAGGATCTTCATTTTTCGTAAATAAAAGTTCTGGCTTAGATATTTTACAAGTTCCTGCGCTGTTAAAGGTCACATCGTAGTCTTGTCCCCATTCAAGTAGAACTGTATTGTCGCCAAAGCTGACCATCTCCATTTCAACTGAGAAGACACGGTACTTAACAGAGTTGCTACCAAAGTTTATCCAATTTGATTCGTAGATATTTTTCTGTAAAGGTGCTGCAGTTCCTACATACTGACGGAATACTTCTTGCTGCAAGGGGCCTGTATACAGTGAAGTTCCCCAGAAAGCCGCTCCACTCCAGACTTGCAAGCCAATTAGACGACCGACAGAGCCAGTTGTATTTGGATCGCTTTTTACAGGTGCGAATCCAGGCGGAGTAATTCTCCAGTCAGGCTTTGTGCCCAAAATAAAGTTGCCATCAGGATCTGCCTGAATGGTAGTAAATGCCCAAAGATATTCATCAGCTTTCAGGTTTGCGCCTCTGAATGAGAAGGCTCCATTGTAAGTGTGAATAACAATGCCGCGTGTTGGATATGTCAGTCCTTTCCTGACATACTGGATCCAATATTCTTTCTCTTTTTTAGAATAAGCCGCGCAACAGTTAGGAAGAGCCTGAACATTAATGTTCTGTATCTCTTTACCAATTTTATCCGATATCTTTTTAACATCAACAATTGATCCGCCATCTAAGCCTCCTGAAACAGAGTAGATTCCATCTTTGTTAATAAATGTCACACCGATGCCAGGAACTAAGCAGATTGTGTTTGTAACCGTTGTGCCGATATCAGGTGTAAGTTGAGATATTGTAAAGGTGCCACCACTATCTTTAACAATTTCAATTGAACGCTCTCTGAAAACTAACAGGTTGTTATAGTAAGGAAACAGCGCTGTAATATGGCCGCCACTTGAAGCACCAATATCGAAATAGCTAAATGCACCAAACTGTTCAGGTAAGCCTGCTTCTGAATAGATAATTCTTGCTGGATGGTCAGGGCCACCACCTAACCAGAGTCTGTTGTTCCAAGCAGTTCCAAATTGGAATGTGGTGCTTATTTGAGAAGACGCTGTTAGTGGAGGCGCTTCGTTAATAAGTGAAGTATCAGGAATAATATCGATAAAATCAGTGCTGCTGTTGTCATTAATTTGACGAACAAGGTAAAAGAGCTGAGATTCTCCACCAACACCTGTTATTCTCTGGTTTTTTGTTCTGTAAATACGCCTTGCTACAACACCTTTCTTACCGGTGGCAATATCGTTAAGGAAGATACCGTGCTTTTTTGTAAATCCTGATTCATTTGCCCAAATGACTGATGTCATATTTCCAAACGGGCTTTCAGATCCTGTGTCGGTAATAAATGTCATCATATAACTGAAAAAAGATGTATCAGAAGTGCCTTCGTTTCCAATGCCCACAGTAGATGCTGTAGAAAATCTGGGAAAACCGATACCTTCTCTCAGCTCATTCAAAGAATCGTATTTTTGCTGAATTGGAATGGCTTCAAGACTTGGTGTTGCGATAGAGAAGCCAAAATCTCTCCATTTGTTGTCTCCATAGAACCAGATCGGCTTGTCAAAGCCATTTAAGATCAGAAGTCGGTTACCATATGGAATGTATTGTGTGCCTGCATCACCTACTTTACGAATTCTGCGATCTTTATCAATGGTAATTTTGTCAGACCAGTAAGTAGAAGCTGAGACAGGAGAGCCGTTATTTCCCCACAGGTAGTAAAGTTCTCCTCCTTGCTCAATAAAGTGATAGACTTGACCTGTGCTCTGCTTTGTCCAAATAAACTGAGAATCAACAGGCTTGTCAAGGTAAGGTGAAGTCTCGGATGTCAATATGTTGGCACCACTAAAGTCTCTCCAAGGCTCTAAGCCTCTATCAAACAGATATCCATTACCTTGCGGATCTATTCTGCAAGACTGTATTCTTTCAGCACCAGCGCCTGCTGACTTCCACCGCTGATCAATTTCAGGCGCTTCAGTAAATTGTATATTGTTTCCTTTAACTGCCATTAGTTTCCGCTCCGAAGTGATGCGTAGTCGTAGTTAAAGCGACTCCGACCCAGCCCGAACTGTCCGCGCTGAAAGTTGCTGTCAATGTGGTCGCAGTAGCGCTTTTGGAACTGCTTTATTTCGTCATCTATTCTTCTGCGATAGAAGTCTGCATTGGTCATTTGTCCTATTTTCTCATACAGAGTCTGAAGAACTTTATAAACTATTAGTTGGTGAAATTCGTTAGGCATCTGAGGAGAGTCTGTTTGGAAGCCAAGAGCAGGTGGCTTGTAGTAGTAGCGAGCAAAGCCTTCTCTCAAGAAGTCCTGAGGAACTTTGGATAAAGTATCAGTCGCCTTCTTCTCAGTAATCTCTTCGACAAAAGAATCAACACGAGGATAGGGGCGAATTCTGTTGTATTGACCATCATATTCAATGTATTGCGCGTTGCCTGGATCGATTTGATTAAAGTTGTTGATAACAACTGAAGAACTTATGTCATCTGCAATGATAGAATCTAAGAACAAGGTCTGATTTCTGACAGCAGAGCCGCCTGGATTGTTAAAAACTTTCCAAATAGGCAGACCTAAGCGCTCACCAGTTGCTCTGTTAAAGTTCTGATTCCAGAAGATAATTTTACGAAAGCCTTCAAACTGAGTTGGC